ATCGCAACCATGCCGTAGATGTTTGCTGGAACGCCAGAAGTTACTGTTCCGGTGCCTGCGTAAATTGTACCGGCGGCGGTTTCCCCACTGCCAGCCGTGACAACATACATGCGGTTGATCCGCAGGTAGCTATTCACGGTGTTAACTTCTGTTTGGCCGTTCAGGGTCACAGTTTCGCTGACTTCGGCGTAACTGCCATTCAGGCCGGAAATGGAGATCGTCCTTGCGCCGGTCCCGGCAGCAGCGTCATCCGCGCTGCTGCTGGATATCTTCATGACAGAGGCGGCCGAAGGGTAGGCGTAAACACCGCCCTGCGCCCAGACTGTTTCAGCAGATGTTCCGACATCCCCATTGATGCCAAACTTAAAGAGGTTGTAATGCCAAGAAATCTGACCGCGAGCCACCTGAAGCTCAAAAGGCTCTTGCGTGCCGTTCTGGGTGATGGAGGGGGCGTTAACAGTCATGATCGATCCTTTAGCATTTCACATCCCACCGCTTCAGGGCGAGATTAATGCGGCTGTTTGGGTCGTGAGCGGTCTTGGCGGACGTGAGCTTGTCCTTCATGCCGCACATCCTAGTCCTGAAGTTATCACGCCTTTGGGCAGCTTCGGGACTACGTTTTGCCTCTTCGGCAGTGACGGGGCGCTTGATGTTGTGGCCCTCGGCCTTCAACGACGCCCGGCCCTTGTCATTCAGCCCGCCAGAGGCAGACTTGCCTTCATTGCGCGTCCAAGCACCAGACATGGGAGCCTCCGTAAAGAGGAAGGGGGGCCGAAGCCCCCCGACCCATTAGTCTACGCTGACGGTCTGACGGCCCTTGGCAGGCGTCCCAGACCGAGCAGACGAGAACGGGCTGCTGTCGCAACCAGCGCGCCCGCCAGACTTGCGGGGCTTGCGCCCGGCATTGCAGGCAGCCATGTCGCCGCTCATCTTGCCGACCATCTTCTTGGTGCGGCCGCCGTGTTTACGCTCTTCGGCAGCGCCCATGACCTTGGGGGCATTGTTGCGGCGGGTCGGCTTCATAGCCAGATCCTGCGCGTATTCCTTGTCTCCAGAGGCGGGAGAATCCATCCCGCCGGTCTTACGACCCTTCATGGTCTTTCTCCTTACTGCTGGATGTAGCGCATCGTGACCTCGACATACCCCGTAGTGGCAGCAGTGCCAACTGGAGTAACCGTGAACACGACAGTGGGAAGTGTGGGGGAGGCTGCGCCAACAAGAGACACGCCGTTCATTGCGGCAAGCTGCGCCGCAGTGAAGACGCTAGCAATCCGGCCAGTCGCCGTCTTAACGTCAACACTGGCGTCGTACGTTGTCGCAGCAGCACTAGTGCCGATGGACAACGTGGCGGAAGTGCCGGAGTTCCAGACGGTCAGAACATCGACGGTAAAATCGACAATCCGAGAGCCTGCGGGGATGTACAACGTGCCGGATACGGCATTAGCGCCGTTCTGGGTCAGGGAGACAGTTTGGGCAAGAACGGTAAGGCCCTGATTAGGACCATACGTCTCACCAGACTGAAGATCACCCGATACAACCGGCCCCGTGAAGTGGGTAGCACCCATTTTAAAGCTCCTTCAGGTGGGGTAACCCCCGCCCCTTTCGAGGCGGGGATAGCCGATTACGACGTGGGGGTCGTGCCCCAGATCGAACGCCAGTTGTAGTAGCCAAACGAGTAACGCTCGTAGCCCTTAACCAGCAGGTTGTCGGTCACAAAATCGACTTGCATGTCGGTCTCAAACTTCACACGCTCCATGTAGGAGAGGCCGTCGATGTTGGTCAGCAGGAACCAAGCATACGAGGAGGTGAGAAAGTCGTTGACCATGTAACCTTCAGGAAGGCCACCGGCCGTCTGGAAGATTGCATTCACGTCGTTGTCGGCCGTGCCGGGACGCAGTTCCGTCTTCGTCAGGCGGATGGCGACCGGCTCAAGCTGCGGCGGAACAACCAGCTTACGGGCGCGGGCGAAGACCTTGAGGCCAGCCTGATCCTTAAACTGGGTACGGACCGAGATCATGCCGTTCAGCAGGGTGGCTTCGTTGAGGCCGACCTGCGTGGAGGGCGTGTTCGCAACCGTGCCGCCGTCAATCGGGTGATTAGCCAGCGTACCGGACGAATTGTAGCCGAGCAGGGACACGCCGTCGCCACCGATAGCGGTGTTGTAGGTCGTGGCCGTGTTCAGGACGTTCGCGCCGTAGATTTCCTTGGTCTGCTGGAAGCTCTCGATCAGACCGAGGTTGGACGGGTGGAACTGGGTCTTGTACAGGTTGTCGTCGATGGCCTTGCGAGTAATCGCGTAGCCAAGGGCGATTTCCGTGTGCTCTTGGTTGTAGACGAAACGCTCACCAGCGTTGCTGTCGAAAGCCGTCTGACCACCTTCGGTCTTAAGCTGGGCCAGCCCGAGGTAACGCATTTCAGCGGTACGTTCGAGGGCCATCTTCGAGTCGTGCTTGGTGAAGATCTTGTCGTACTGTGACGGGATCATCTCGTACTTGCCTTCGACACCGCGAAGGCCGGGCAGGAGAAGATCCTTAATGGCAGAAAGATTGACAGCCATGGTCCTCTACTCCCCTTAGCTGATGCCGGTCGGACCGGCCCCGTTCGTACGGAAGATCTCATTGTTGAAGCCGACGATCACATACGGATAGTCGGTTGACTGATCAGTGCCGTTCGACCCCGGGGGGAAGTAGACATAGTCAACAATGATGAACGGGAAGGTTACGGTGGTGCCAACGGACGACAGATACGCCGCTGAACTGCCCGTGTTGGTGTTGCCCGTTCCAATCGTGAACTGGGCATACTGACCAATGGGCAGTCCTGCGATGGTCGAGGCCGTTGCGCTGGCATTGTAGAAAGCTGCGCCGCTCGTCTGGACGAGGAACCGAGAGTTCGGATCGTCGATCACATAAGCGATCACGTCACCCGTGGCGTCAGAACCGGGCCAATAACGCGACCAAACGGTGCGCTTCTGGCTGGTAGAGACGTACTGGCAGCCCACGAAGATACCCGCGAGGGTAGTCGTGCCAGCAGCACCCTGAGTGATGTAGCCATCAGGAGACGACAGGACCGGCATAACCGGGTCGCCCGTGAAGATGGCAGTCGTGTTGCTGGAAGCAATTCGACGAGCGGACTGGGTAAACGTGGGAACGCCGCCAGCCCCACCCTGATACTGCAAAAATCCGAAGGGCGCGAAAGTATTTGCCACGACGGTTTCCTCCTCTGTTTCGAGGAAGCGCCATCATCGCACGCCGGGGCGACTAGATCGCTAGGGAATTGTTCATCCCCTCACACCGAGGAGGGGTCAAGCAAAGAATACACGCAAGCGGTCGGCTCGCAATAGCATTTTAATTAAATATTGGGGCCGCGCTGTCTGATTAACGCGGCCCCGTTACTGTTACGAGTCCTTCGGGACCGGCATAGGCTCGTATCCGCGATTAATCTTGGGCTTAACCTGACTGTGATTACGGTCAAACTGCCCATCTGGAGCCGAAGAAAGCTGCTGCTCGCGGATTTGGATGCTATTTCGGGCGTTGCGACGGTCCTTTTCGCGGAACCGCTCGGTAATTACGGCCGGACGCTCCATGAGGACCATGCCCTTACGCTCGATTACCTCATGATTGCCCTTTGGCATCAAATTGGGATGCCGGGAGGCCGGAACAAACTCCCAACCAGTCTTCTTCAACTGGTTTAGGCCGGTGTGATCTTCCTGCCCGAGGACGCGGAAGGTCTTCCACTCATAATCCCAGCCATCAGGGATGGTCCGCTTGTCGATTGCGAACTCATCCGCGCTGTCAAAATCAGCATCGCCGATGACCATTTCGATTTCAGCGACACGGCGGGCCAGCGCAGCCCGGGGATCTTCATCTCGCAGGGCGTCACGCAGCGGCGGGCGCTCTGGAGAGACAATGCGGGCCGCTTCAATCATCTGATCTTCGGGCAGGACGTTCTTGCGGGGGCGACCCCGGCGCTTGGGGGCTTCGTTTTCCATATTCTATCTCCTAGTTAATGATCTTACCGGCCTTGATCAGGGCGATCTTGTTTTTGGCGTACTCTTCGGGCGACTGGCCCATCAGAGCAGCCATCTCGCGTTCGTCAGCAGACAGCCTGACCACGTTAGGGCGCGATCCAGTTCCCGTTCCGTTCCTAGAGACAGGCGCGGCAGGAGGGGATGCCCGACGCTGGGTCGGGGCGGCCGCTGCGGATGTTGCCTGTTCGTTCCGAGGGGCTTCCCGCACGCCAAGAATGCTCTCGACATAGCCAAAGTAGTCGGCCGTGTCGGGATCAATGCCATCGGCAATTGCCAGATTGTGCGCGGCAATCATCTTCTGGTTCAGGCGGGGGTTGGTAACAAACTCGGGGTGCTTGCGGACCCAAGACGCCGACTGAGGCGTAAGTTGGCTGGCAAAAGCCTCTACCGGGTCGCTGTAGGACTGCGGAGGAGCCTGCCGGGGCCGGTTCTCCATCGCCTGCTTGCCGTTTTCAAGCTGAAGCAGGCGCGCAGCGTTGTTCGACATGGCCTCCTGCACCTCGGCGGCAAAGTCGTAGTCACCGGCAGCCATTGCATCTCGGTATCGGGCCTTCAGAGCAGCCGTATCTGTCTTGAGGGTGCCGATTGCGCTCTCAACCAGCCGAAGATTGGTGTCTTCGACCTCGTTTGATGCCCGGTGGACCTGTTCATTGGCCGCTTGTGCCCGGCGCTCGGCATCAATGCGCGCTGCACGCTCTTCTTCGTACTTGCGCTTGAAGTCAGCCAGCCCGTCTTCGGCCAAGATCTCGGCCGGGGCGGCGTCCTCAACCCTGATCTCGTCGCCGTTACCGTCCGCAACGACCTTGTCGATGGCGTCGAAGTCGATTTCGATATCTTCCTTGTCACTCATATGTATTTCTCCTTACCAAACGCGGTCGGGGGCGTCGATCTTGCCCTTTACGGACATGTCTTCAAGGATACGGCACAGCACACCGTTGACAGTAATGCTCCAACCATCGCTTGGACGGTGAACAATCCAGTCGCCAATGTCTACGGAGACGTTCTGGAACCACTGATTACTGTCATCTACAAAGGCTGACGGGCCTTTCTTCAGCACCAGACCCACCTTTGACTGGTACTTGTCCTCATCAGTGGTGCTATCGGTCAGATAGATACCGCTTTTGGTCCGCTGGGGACGAATATAGACGGCTACAAGCACCTGAGTGTTGAACAGATCAACGGAACTGAGGTCGCCAATATCATCAAAGAGCTTCTTCTTCGGATCTTCGGCGTGTTCCATGAGCATAAACGGCATCTTCATCTTCCTTTTCTGTATTGATTAGCGATTTCGCTGGTCTGCCTTCTGTATTGCCTCGTCTATCAAGTCTTCCATCTGTCGAAGGGCGGATATCTGGCCCATGACATACTTAAAAGACGCCACATCCTCAAAGACATTGGCCGCCAGTTGATCTTTAAGTCGATCAACCTCGCGGTCAACTATCCGAAGGAACTCTACTTGTAGCTGGGTTGCCTGAGTGATCATGTTTTTTCCTATCAAATGGGTGGGAGAGAAGGGTGGGCAGGAGGCACAACCTACCCTTCTCATCCCGTCATCGGCCCTTGGGGGTGGGGCGGGCCGACGATTACTTCCGGTAGGTCTTCTTGGCGATCTCGGTCTTCTCGAGACGACCAAGGCCGCTGCCAGCGCCCGCATCCATGTCCTTGTAGGACGAATAGTTGCGGTGACCGACACGACCACCGGCCTTGCGGCCTAGCATGGCACCCAGACCACCGCCGGGAGCGCCGCCGCCCATGTCAGGCGGGGGCATCGGGGGGCCGCCAGCAGGCGCAGGAGCGCCAGCAGACATGGCAGGCGGGAGCATCGGGGGCTTGCCGGGGGGCAGCATGGGCAGGCCAGCCATCGGATCTTCGGGCTTCTGACCGGCGTTGATCACGATGTTGATGTTGGTGCCCTTCTTCTTGCTCTTGCCCTTGCTGCCAGACGCCTTGGAGCCGCCCATAAGGCTGCTGAGAAGGCCGCCGCTAGCCTTGGCGATCCGGCCGCCAGTTGGGCGCGTGCCGCCAGTGTAGTTGCCGTCCATAGCACCACCGCCAGCCTTGCCGACACGGCCGCCCTTCTTCATCAACATGGTGAGGGGCACCATGGCGTGCATGAGGTCATTGCCGCTGGGGCCACCGCCGCCGCCGCCAGCGTTGCGCGGGTCCATCTTGCCGCCGTCTGCCTTTGCAGCGCGACCACCCTTCTTGAGGCCAGCCATGCTCTGCTGCTTGTCGTGTTTCTTGTCGCCTTCAGAAGCCTCCCAAGCCTTCATGGACATGCCGCGCTTCTTGGCGAGCTTCTTGTCCTGCATCTCGTCCTTGGCAGAACCTTCCCACTTCTTGGTCTTTCCGCCCCGGCGCATCTCTTCTCCCGGCAGGGGAGGCGTCGTCCTCATGGGGGACATACCCATGCTGGCCTTCGGCTGCTCTTGCATTTCGCCGGGGGAGACAGTGCTCCCACGCCTACGGCTGCCGCCTGCATCGCGGGGAGTTGCCATAGCATTGCGGGCATTAGCAACGGCCTTTTGCGCCGCAGCGGCCTTCTCCAGTTTGTCCTGACGAGCCTGATAAGCCTTCATGCCAGCATCGCGGCGGCCCATGTCGTCAGCGGGCGCACCGTACTTGCCGGTCATTGCATGAACGTCGCCAGCAGACATGCCGCCGTCAGCCTTCTTGGCGCGACCGCCCTTCTTCATGCCGGAACCCGGCAGGGGCGTGCCCTGACGCTCAACAAAGCTCATGCGACCAGAGGGGACACCAGACTGCTGGTTGGCAGCAGCCATGCGGTCAGCGGCCGCAGCGCGGGGATCGCCCATGGAGCCGCCGCCCATCTTGCCGGTGCGGCCCTCAAGGAACGACTCAGCCGTATCGTGAGCGTCGTCCTTGTCGTCGGTGTGGTAGTCGGCCTTGGGCATGTGCTTGCCGTCTTCGTCGAAGAACTTGGTGCGATACTCGCCGTAGTCTTTGTCCTTGTAGACCTTTGCCATCCGACCGGAGGGGTGCTGGAAGGACTTGACCAGCCGCAGGGAGGGCTTGTCCTCCATAGATCCGCCGCCTGCCTTGCCGGGCCGACCGCCCTTGGCGTAGCCGCCGTTGGCGTAACCGCCGATGTGGGGCTGGCCGAACTCTTCGGCATTGGCGTGCTTCACGTTGCGGTTGACCTTGGCGTTGGCGATGGCCGTGGCCGTGGGCATGTTGTTGCTCTTGCGGGCCTTGCGACCGGCGTTTTGGGGGGCCTCTTCACCGTGGACCTTGCCGCCACGCTTGTACGCCCGGCGAGAGACTGGGCGCAGGCCCGTCTTCTTCTCGGTGTTCATCATCTCGGGCGGGGTCCAAGACGAGGCGTCTACCTTTGCCTTGGGGTCACCATCGGCAAGGCGCTTGGCCTTTGCCTTGTTTGCCGCGCGAGCGGCCTTAGCTGCTTCAGACATGCGCTTACTCCTAGCTAGGTTCTACGGGCGTCCCCGTGTGTGCTGCCTTGCAAGATTAACGGCGTCGGGCAGCATTTGGCCGTATCGGGATGTTAACCGCAAAGCATCGTGGACAACAGAGCGTTGTTTTTGCGGAGCACCGCCAGTAGACATCGGTTCTTCTTCTGTATTGGAGGAACCGTACCTCTCCAGCGCAGGCGTTTCTGGCGTAATTCCGCTTGGTTTTTTGTAAGATCCGGTCGTTATGTTACCAGTTCCACGCCCTGCTTGGCTGGCCCAATTAGGACGCGCCAATCCGCCAGCCATATTAAAGAGCGCATCAATCGCTTGTTTGTGGTTAAGCTGACCCTTGGCGTAACGACCCCAAATCTCCCTAGCGGCCTTCTGTACCGGGCGAGATTTGTTCCTGAACAGCGTCCGCACCGTCTCCCAAGTTACTGATTGCATCTCAGAAGGGTGGACGCCGCGTGCCCATGCAGCCTGCCTAACCGCCTCCGCATGGATTGGGTAGTCTCCGCTAGCGCCGGTTGATCCAGTTTTCTTTGGCGAATCCACGCCTTCAATCCACGGGTCGCCAGCATCCGCAAGCCGTCTCTTCTGATCAGTACTCGGGATCGATCCAAAGTTCTGATGAACGGCTTTTGCTGAAGATCCATGAGGAAGCATCTGACCAGCGGCCACAGCATGGGTGTCGGCTACGACAGCGTTAGGATCATCTGGGTTCGCAATAGTGTTGTAAAACTCTCTGACCTTGTGCTGGGTGCCAATCTGCTCGTTGATATTCTCTAGGTTTGGGTTCCTATAGATGCTGATTGCCTTTTTGATAGGCGAATAGCTATTCCACGACAAAGTATCCGGGGCGCTACCCGTTTTGTTCAACATCGTACCCATAAACTCGCCGGTTGGACTAATTGACCGATACTCCGAAGGGTTGTGGGCTTCATCAAAAGCCCTCACCCACATAGCCGCACGCGCTTCGCCATGAGGCCCTTCAAGAACCTGACGCAGGGTCTTGCCTTCGATGTCAGCCCAACGATGCGGACCCGTTTCTTTCGTGCCCTTGTCAAACGGAAGGCCCTTGCCGCCACCGCCACCTTGATAGGCGACATGGGACATCCCCGCCGTCCACGGGGTGTCTTGATGGTGCGTCATGGCATCAGCCACTCGCTCGGCAAGAGACACGTTTCTGTCCCAAGGGGTTTGTGGCGACAGAACGGCCATCATGCCGTGAGCGGCGCGGGGCGGAAGGCCATGCTCTTCAGCGATTGCATTGCCGACTTGATGGGCGGAGCGATACCAATGGCGACTGGTTTTCCGCTGTTCGATGGGCGTGCGATCCCACAACTCAAGCAAGTTCTTGACGTGGAAATCGGTAAGTTTTTTCATGGCCTGCGGGCCATCAAGCTGCTCGCCGCCGCTTGCAGGGTGTTGCGCCCACATGCGGCTGGCAGTCGCCATCAGATTAGGATTTGAGTGTTGACTGGGGGAAATATCAGCGCGGGTCTCCCCGGGCAGCGGCGGCCCCTTATAGACCGCCGCGTGTGTCGGCATTGATGCCGATACAGTGTCAGGATGAGGCTGACCGGGGGCCAGCGTGTCCCCAAAGCTTATTTCGCCTCGCCGTCCGCCGCGTTGGATGTGGGCTTGCTTGACGAGTTCTTCGAGTCTTCGTGATGCTTCGGCTTTGAGATTATTGTAGGCCTCCGATGTGGATGGTTCGGATGCCCCGCCGGAAAGTGTCCCAGATACGCCATAGTCTGCTCCATGTGTAGGAAATGATACATTTGTGGGGAATGATGATACATCATATTTCCCGTTGAGGTGCGCGTCTATAGCCTTGGCGTGGGCGATTGTGTCTTCGCCGCCAGACCCCGCCAAAATATCCATCGTCCCGGTTTCTGGGTTGGTGGAGTGCCCTTCCGCAAGGCCCTTTTCGTGCAATGCTTTGTAAACGCGATGCACCTCTTGAGAGCTAACGCCGGGGGGCATGTTGATGCGAACGACGCCCGATAGGGAACTGCCCGGGAACGGATGTTCGTGCGCGCCCATCATTGCGTCTTGGCTGAACAAATGCCCTAGCTCATGCAGGCTGCGCTGCATGTCGTTTGGGTCATAGGGATGAAATGTGTAATTAGGATTGGTGTATCCAGCAAAGCCGCCGTGACCGGGACGCACTTCGCCCTGAATGCCAGAGATCCTTTGCCAGCGGCTCAGGTACTCCCCGATCATTTTGTTAGATATTGCCGCCTTGGCTTGAGGCCGCAGCATTTCCCAATGTTTCTGCAGGGTCGGGTGGTACGTCTCGCCGGGCGCAATCTCGAAAAACGCGCTGGGGGCCTGCTGCTTTGCGGCCTGCACGGCCTGTTGGGGCGCTGGAGCCTGCGCTTGAGCCGTTAGGGCCAGAGCCTTCTTTACCGCCTCGTCGTCGCCCAGAGGGCCGCCACCGGCTTTAGCAATCCGCATAGTGCCCTCCACATCGCCACCTCGGGCGTAGGCTTTGAAACCGCGTTTGTTGATGCCCTCGCGGAGGCGGGGGGTGACGTTGATGCCGGGGAAAGTTCTTTTTGCGTCAGGCACTGTACGCATGGCGTGGTCAACCGCTTCTTCAAAAGCGCCAAGCCTCAGATGACCGCGAGCCATCCGGTCGTGGTCCAGATAGTCCCTTACTGCAGCGGCTTGTTCTAGCGACAATTCCCCGCCAGCCCGTTCTTCCATCCTGTGGTGTGCATCGTCTTTGTCTTCTGCAAGCGTTTCTAGCCCAGAGATCTCATGCCCGCCCATTTTCTCTTCTGGGTCATGTTGCTTGACCAGATCATTCAGGCGCTTTGGAAGCGTCTCGTCGTAATACGGCTTTAGGCCCGGCTCGCCCCAGCGTCTGACTTGCTCATCGCCCGGCGTAAACACGACCTTATCGTAATTGCCCCGGGCAGCCTCAGTCAGGATGCGCTTAAGGATCAGGTCGGTGGCGTTGTCGGTGCTGGAAACAAAGGGACCGGCAGGCGGGATATTGAGCATCTTTGCGTGGTTGGTGCTAAAATACTTTCGGTCGTCTCCAGCGGAAGCCTCATCAATGTTACGGCTTTCTTCTTCAGCCAAAGCCTCTTCTGGCGTTGCGTGCTGAGAGACAACTTTCCCCGTAGATGGATCGTAGACTTGGTACGGCTTGGCGGGGTCGTAGCCAGCCACGCCACGCTTCTTTTTGGTGGCCCGGGCCTGCTGCGCCCAATCGCTTTGCACCTCCTCGACGTGCATGATCTTTTCGCCGTTCGGTCCAGTGCGGTCACTGGCGCGGTAATGTCCAACCACGTTGGGAACTGACCAATGCGGGTGGGAATATTCATCTCTTTGCGATATCAGAGCGTCTTCAAGCCGGTCATATTCGTCCTGATGCTCAGGCGATAGGGGATTGCCCTCTTGCCCCCAACGAGGACCATAGATGCCGTTCATTTCTCGATGAAAATTCATTACATCGTTGACGACATCTTTTTGCGGACGCACGGGGCGATGCAGAAGCACCTCGCGGTAATTTTCTCCGCCCGGGAGCGTGTAGGCTTGGTATTTGGGCCGAGGGTCCGCCTTCAGAAAACTCTGTTGCAACGTGGTTTCTTTGAGCTGGGGAAGGTTCTTGGTGAAGTGCTGGGCAAGCTGCTCCCGGGTCACTTGGGGCTGATCGGCAAACGCCTGCTCAACGCCGGAATATTTCATCTCATCCGGCTTCACGCCTTTGAGGCTTGCCAGCATCTGGGGCAGCGGACCCTTGGCCTGCGGAGATGCCATAGCGGCCTCTGCGGCGTGGGAGTATAGCCCCTGCGGGTTCAGGTCGCGGGTGAGGTCGAGGGCCTTCTGGACGCTAGGATCAGGCACAGTACCGCCATCCCCGTATGCTCGACGAGGGCCGCTGTTTTGCGCTGACAGCATCTGAGCGGCGTCATCAAGATCGTGCGCTGGAGCGTCAGGGCGGCCTTTGGGTGCGAGGTTTAGGTTAACCTCGGCAGCGTCTCGGTTTACTGGGCCTTGGCGGGATGTGTTGGGGTGATCCGCAATCCGTACGCCGATCCGGCCTTTCTGCGGATGGACAAGGTCAAAGTATTTGTTGCCCTGCGTGGACTGCTTTTTCCAGCCGTGGTGCTGGGCCAATTCCATCAGGGCGTCGTGGATGCCTGATGTGTGGCTATAGTCCAGATCTGACAGGCTTTGCGCCGGGCGCTTGCCCCCCTGATCCTCAACAACAGACTGCATGTGCTGCTCAAGGGTCGGAGCCTTGTCGGGGTCGTGATAAGTCGTTTCCCCGTTGCGGCTCTCCGCAATCACATGGCCCTTCTGGCGGGCAATCTTGATGGCCTCGGCATCGCGGGGGTGTATTTCATCATCCTCCCCGTAATTGCTTTCAATATCGTCCGCTGTGACCTTATGCAGGGCTGCGTCATCAGCCTTCCGCGCCCAATCTTTGTATTGGCGCTCAATGCTGGGAAGCGTCTCGTTGTAGGCGGCCAGCATCTTGCTGTGAAGACTGGGCGGAACGCTGCCGCCATCCCCGTATGCCATGCCGCCACGGGCGTACCGGCGCTGGATCTCAATGTGCTTGGGATCAAAGACGACGTAATTGCGGGTGCCTTTGCCCTTGGGGCGGCTACCTTGGTCTAGAAAACGAACGCCCCTGATGCCGAGATCTGACAGCATCTGGGAGGCTTCCGGCTTCGTCCAATCATCATGCAGCCACCGCATGATGTCGCTGCCCGCAGCGTTCTGCCCGTGGCGATCAGCCAATTCATCGGCCCCTTCACGGGCGTAAGGCCACCAGTCGGCCTTCTCCAAGGCTTGAGTGACGTGCGGCGACTGCTCATCAATAGGGGCGTCCCAATCAAGGAAGTGCTCGGGGCGGCCTTGGATGCGGACTTGGTGCATGTGGCCCGCTTTTGGCAAAGCCGGAACGCCGTGTTCAGCCATATGGCGAAGCGCAGCAAGCTCTGTGCCCATCCACCCAATGGATTGGTGCCACGGGCTGTTAGGGCCTTCAAGTTCGGCCTTTTTCTTGGCATTTTCCAAAGCATCTGTTGCGTCATTGATTTCTTCATGAAGCGCCTTGGGGTCCGCATATTTTAGAAGATCGCCGGGACTGAACTTTGCGCCCATGTGTTCAATATCAGGCTGCTCGGAAGAAGAGAGTTTTTTCCGATACTCCTGTGCCACCGGCTCATGTTCAGCAAAATAATGCCCATACCCGTAAAGTTGCGCGCCCTCCCCCGTCCCGATCTTGGCGTTGTCGTAACCCTCGGGGCCTACGCTATGGGGGCCGCCTTGGTAGGCGATGATGCCGTCTTCGCCGTCTTCGTCCTTGCCCGTCAGGAGGCCGCCTTCGGATTTGGCGATGACATGCTCATGGACCGGATGTTCCCGGCCACGCACGTTGATGGAGCCGACTTGCGGGCCAAGCTCAATGTTGCCCTGCGTTGTAGGGCGCAGTCGGGGTTCGCTTGAGGCGTCGGCATAGCGGGCTAGCTCGACGCCCTTGGGGAAGTGGGCCGCCAAAGCGTAGTGGTGCTTACCGCGATGCTCGACAGAGACAATAGTACTGGTGTCTTCGTGGCCCTCGGGAGCCTGCGACCAGCGCCAGCCAGCCTTTTGTTTAAAGAGGTTTGCTTTAATTGCCGCAGATCCGCGCCCGGGCGATCCGGTTTGGTCTACAGCGTCCCGCGAGGCGGTGAACGAAGGTTTTCCGCCGGGGGCAATGACAATGCTGGCCTCAGATGCCTTGTGGCCCGTCACGTCCTCTTTGGTGCTGGTGTCAATGTATTTGCCGCCTTGGACAAAATCATCGCCCTCTAGCATACGCTGGGGCTTGGGGAAGACTGACATGCTTCCCCCGCCAGCTTTGCCCACCCGCTCCTCGGTAAAGATGGGCTTGCCGTGGAGGCGCTCGCTGATGTGCACGCCGGGGATCTGGGCGGCTGGGTGGACGCTGCCGCCCTTGGCCTTGGTGACCATGCCGCCCCGGGCTTCATTGACCCGGCGAG